CAAACTGTCTGACATGGTGGATGTTGTACTCCGCATCCCCTGGGTCTTTCTCTAACGCATCTGCCAAATACTTTTCTGCTGCCGGCCACATCTGCTGGATGTAATTTGCATCCACATAGTGCAGCTTCATCGCTTGCCTGATCTCAACAACGAAGTAATGCCACGCATAGCACTGCCAGGAACGCTTCTCGTTGGAACGTTTCTTGGCGTGGTCATCATAGAAGTATCGTTGGTTATGTTAATAGGCGTGGGCTCTACATACGCCGGGTTCTGCACATAGAAAGATGGCGGCGGCGCATAAAATTGTTGATAGCCCCGGTTCATGATGTCTTGTGCCATGAACGGGTTAGTGCCATACGAAGCTACGTTAAACGCCGTCATCGGGCTGGCGTAGTTTTCATACTGAGCCTGATACACCGGCTGGAAGAACTGGCGCTCTCCAGAAGGCCGCGCGCCGCTAATCTGCGATAGCTGCAAGTCTTGCAAACGATTGACCATCGTATCTTGTGAAGGGCCAAGGTTTACTTGGTCGCTACCCGGCAGGCTGCCTTTTGAAGCACTTGATTGAGTTTGTGTTTGCGTGCCCATCATGTACGGCGGCACGTATTGATTCGCATAGTTTTGCTGAAACGGGTTGGAGTACGTATTTGCTGGAGCCCTAGGTGCAGCCGTTGGGGCAGGCGTCGGGGTCGGAGTAGCCGCAGCAGGATTCATTGTTTGCGCTACGTTGTACAGCTGATCTTGGAAATTACCCGGATTGATCTGACCAGATGCAAAGCCTTGTGCCAGACGGTCATACATCATCGGGTTGATCTGTTGTGGACCCATGCCAACACCTGCCAAACCCAGTCGACCAAAGCCTTGACGGATCATTTGGGCTTGCTGGTTGGTGATGTATTGCGGTGACTGACCTGGCTGATCGCCAGAAACAAACGGACCCATTTGTGAGCTTTGTTGAACGCTCGGCAAGCGCATCATGCCTCCGCCTTGCTGCGCATAGGCAAGTTGGCTGGCCATGTTTTCGGGAGAGTTAACGTCCAATGAACGTGGCGTTTGGTAACCACCCTGCCTGCTCAGCATATTGGATGCTGGTTGCCCCATTCCACCAAGTGATCCGCCTCCAGCCATTTTGATCTCCTTATGCCGGCAGCAGTTTGCGGGCTTTACTGTCTACGGCCATCCGGTCCTTGCCGGTGGTCTTGCCGCGACGAGCTTGAACGCGGTCCATCATCTTGTACAGCTGGCGCGCACCAGCATCAGTCGAGCCATTGCCCAGCTCTGAAACGATGCGAGCCGGGACTACGAACTCACCATCAGCCAAACGAGCCGGCTGCTTGCGACCAATCATTGCAGGGATGTCATCCGACACGCCATCGCCCGGACCTCTGAGCAAACTACCACCATCGGAGTAGTGGCCCAAATTGGTAATGCCACCGTCAGCCATATAGTTAACGGGGAAAGAGCTTTGCTGGAAGTTGCTGGTTTGATTGATAGGCGGGATGTTGCGACGCGGATCACCACCAACAGAAATGTTGCCGCCCGGCAGATTGGTAATACCACCATCTGCATAAGCCACAGTCGGACGGAACTTGCGCGGATCGTACGTAAAGCGCTTGAGCGGTTGGTAGCCACCACCTTCATCAAGGTAGTTCGGCTCCATCAACTTGCTCAACAAGGTGCTGCCGGCAATACCAACGCCAATCTTTTCCGGAATCGACAGGGCTTTGTATTTGTCCATCAGGCCGCCGAAGAACCCCGGCTGTTCGGTAACTGCATTAGCCGCAGTGCTCATTAAACTGGGCGTGTTTGCTGCAAAACCCGGAATGTTTGCCACCGAAGGCACGGCATTAGCAGCACTGGTAATCGTAGGAGCCGCCATGGCTTCTGGAGCAAGAGCAAACCCAGGAGAGCCAGCCAACAAAGATCCATTGAGTGCCAAACCTTTGGCAACATCACCGCCAACCAAGGCATTAGTGACGATGCCATTTGCAGCGGCACCCTGCGAAATTGGACCAGCGGCCGCAGCTCCCCCGCCACCAGCACCAGCACCGGCGCCACCACCAGCACCGCCAAAAGCAGCGCCACCAACACCACCAAGCAACCCGCCTTTTACAATGCCCTCAAGCATATTTTGGCCCGTCAAGGCCGCGGTGCCACCGCCTACGGCTGCGCCAATAAGCGCTGCTTCACCTATTCCGCCACCAGCCATATATCCCCCTGCAAATTTTGCACATTGTATGGTCTTAAACTTTTATCTTCAACGTGTTAGTCGCTGAATCACGGTACACATCTCCAACCCGCAAGTTGGCAAGGTCAGCCTGAGTAGGCAGTGTATTAACATTAATATTCAGATTCGCAATACTAAGTTGTTGCACAGAGTTAATGCTGTTAAAAAACAACCGCATAATGTTGTTCAGCTGGTCTTGGTACTGCTGACTGTAATCTTTTGGGGCCAGCGGCAGGTTCGGTACGGCTTGGTTTTGCAATAGCGGCATGCTTACCTCCTACCATCTTTCCTGATATCGATTCGCGGCGCACCCAGCTGCCACGTCGTACCAAGCTGGTTTGACTCAATTTCAAAGATGAGCTGGCGCCCACGAACCCGAGTGTATACCTGGCCCGTGTATTCCTCAGTCACGTTATACGTAGTGCTTAAGGTCACCGCTTTGGTCTCAGGATTACCAACACCCGAGCCTGAGTTCTGCATTGGATAGAGAGTTAGGCTGACTTGCGGTTGGTTGCCATCAGGGTCTGCACTGGACCCAGAGAACGTCAAGTCAGGCAGAACGCGCCATACGTAACCAAAGTTATGGCCGTCATCAATGTCAAACTCAGACGATGAGATGTACGCATTGATCGCTACCGGGGTTCCGGTCTCGTTGTCATCAACACCATCTTCATGGTTAACCAAGTAGCCGTTGTAAGTAGCTGCAACAGGATACGGCAACAGACCAGAATCCAGCCACGCTGAGCGCCCCATGGTGCCGTAGTGCCAGACGTTCTCAACGTAGTTGTAAACCACATAGCGATCGGTCGTGTTGCTATCGGCCGATGGGTAGAACCACCACACTTCGTTAAAGCCTTCATTGGTGCCTGCATAAACCTGCTGGGCCTGAAGGATATTAAAGTCTTGGAACACATAACGACGCAGATCGCAGTTCAGTGTTTGTACACGGCCGTCATACTTGTAGAACTTGTCGATGCCCATCCAATAAATCACACCAGACGCCACAATTGCTGCGTTCGCGCTGATAATGGATATGTTGTCGCCAAGTAGTTGGACGCCCCAAACCAAAGGAGCGCCAAGGTACTGCATGGAATACAAAGACTGGTCGGTGAACACCACGATTTCTTGCCGGGTCTGTACCGCCATCACAATCTGTGAGCCATGCGATAGCTGAACGCTACCGGCTTGGTTGGTCGCCGAAGGAGTCCACGTAAACGGATCTTCTTGGTCCGACCAACGGATAAGCATGGGATTCAAAATATCACTGCCGTAGTCATTGGTGCCAAACACAATCACGAAACGAGAGGCATCAGAGACCATCAAGTAGTCTTGATACAAGGGCGTATCTGCATCGCCCAAATCAAGCAAATCAATACCACGTGATGAAATGTAGTGAAGGCCCGACCCAGCCACCGTGGTTGTAATCGGCGAGCCACCAAGAGTAGCGGAGACGTTGAACGTGTTAGCCGAGGAATTAACAACGTAGTACACAGTGCCTACTGTCAAACCAGTTGGCAGCGCGCCAGTCGTGACAAACGAAATAGGCGTGTCGTCAGGGATACTAAATTCAATCGGCATGGTGATCACTGCAGGTGCAGCCACGCTAATGGTCGACTGAATGTTGTTAACGCCCACATCTGCGTACCAGTAGTACAAGCCCTGGCCTCTCGGTCCATAGAGCAAGTTCTGGCCAAAGTTCATCTGGTTCCACAGTTGGATAGATGTAGCCGTAGACCCACCAAAACCCCACGTACCAGAGCTCCACGTACCAGCACCCCAACCTACCAAAGGAATTTGGTATGCAGTGCCGGTGTTGAGCTGATACTGCGTGACCACAGTTCCACCACCCGGCGAACCCGATACGTCTGTCGGAGTAGCCGTAGCGCTTACTGTGATGGTGTAGGTATTGGTATCTACAACGGTGACTTGAAACTCGCCAGTCAAGACAGCTGCTGTGATGTTTCCACCCAGACCGGTTATCCCGCTACCACTGTAAGTAACAAAGTCCCCAGTAACGCAGCCATGCCCACTATCGGTAACAGTGATGACCGACGAGCCGTTGGTTGCCGAGAAAGGATTGGTCAGAGTGACTGTATCTCTGATAGGCGTAACATCGCTGTACGCGCCGCCTTGGCAGATGTAGAACTTTAAGTTGGTACCAACACCAACCAAGTTATTGCTGGCTAGGGTCACCCAGTTCCACAAAGACCGGCATGTGCCTAGAAAGGTATTGCTACTGAACTGGGTCCAGCCACCAAGCTTTTCAGGGTTGCCCTGACGGAAGCGAATCTTGTCGCACTCATACCAGCCGCCTTCGGTGGTGTATCGAGTGTTCTCTCGGTTAACGCCCGGCTTGTAAAGAATTTTTTGTAGCGCCATGGTCAGCTCATATACAAAGAGGCTTCATCTTTGCGGCGCTTAACAAGTCCCGGAAGCTCCTTGCCGCCCGCCTTCGTGTACTTCATCAGACCGCGAACAGCGCCTTCCTTGTCATCACGATTGGTGCACATACGCACCGAACTACGCTGCAGGCCGCCTAGCCCCAGATTAAACGAAAAGCAGACCAAGGCGTCAAATTGCCCTTGAGTAAGATCACCAGGGCACATACGAACGACACCGTTCTCAAAACGTCGTAAGTCAGCCGCAAGTATCTGATCAACCTCATCTGGCGAGAATGTGCGGTTGTGCTCGTGACGTAGCGCCCATGCCATTCTCGTTCCTTCAGCTGCTCCGCCAGTCCATACGGGAAGCCTGGCCTGCTCTGGATAAATGACATGCCCAACTCCGATCGTCCAAAGTTGGGCTGGGCACCTGTAGGGTTTTGCACGGACACCCTCATGGTGCTTGATCATGGCTTTGCATTTGTCAGAAGATTTCATTTCTTCTGAAATGCTTGGCTACCAAACCAGAACGCAATGATGGTGGCCAGGATCTGCATCTCTTGGTCATCAAAGCAAAGCTCCATCGCCTTGGCAAAATCTACCCCGGTCGACCACGCCCACCAGATACCAGAGATATCCACAACGACCAGCAGCGCCACGAACAAGTAAGTAACAACGGGACGCACAGAAGCGCGCAGGTTGATCACCCACTGAGAGGCGCCTTCGCCAATTTTCATGTCGTGCTGGTACAGGGCTTCACGCTCTTTGTAGTAGCCCTCGGTCTGAACCTCTTCCAGCTTGATCTCTTCAATCTTCTGTTGAGCAACAAAACCACGCTCTGCCATGGCCAGCTCACGCTCGTTCTGAATACGGGCTAGCTCCAGCTCATGCTTCTTGTCTGACTTGTCTTGAAAGAAATCAAGAATCTTGGGCAGGCCCGAGGATGCAAAGCCTAGGATGGTAGAGAGGATGGTAAACATCAGCGATGCTCCTTTGTGCGCTCTTCCAACAGACGAACACGTACCTCTAGCTCTTGGATACGGGTTACCAGATCTTCTTTCATCTGCGCTCTAGCAGCCGCAGATATCGGCGAATCAGTCGGCACACCCTGCGGAGAGATCAAAGCGGGCATCTTGGATTTGATGTCGATCAGGTCAGACTGCAGGGAGTTGACTGAAGTAATCATCCAACCCACCGCTGCCACAAGGATTGGAAAGACCATTGGAACAATGTTTGCCCAGTTCATTCTTTCCCCCTCATCTTCTCGTTGAACAACTCAAACAGTACGCGGACCTTATCTTTTAGCTGCTCAATGTCGGAGTGAGACTTAGCCAACCAAAACACCAGCGCTGTAAAACCAACCGCAATCGGCCACAGAGTATTGATGACGGCTAGCAAGTCTTCCATGATTTTTATTATTTATTAATTATTAACTACTTTGGTTATGCCGCTACCCACGCCCATGCAAGGAAGTCAAACTTGTAATTGCCTTCGGGTTTAACGGGGGTGTCTTTCCAATTGTTATCAGCACCGCACCAGAAAGTCATGATGCCTTGTCTAATCTTGGCCTCATCCGGTGCCGGTCGCGGAATGGGGGGCTGCATACTGCAGGTGGCCTCATCAAAAGTCCAAGCAGACCAGTTTTCGGCTTGCTCGCGGGCATTGAAGACATCTTTGACTTCTTGCTGCTTTGCGGCTTTTTCCACATTAGTCATAGCGCGAATTGACCACACATCGGTCCAAACGCCATTTACTTTTTCATAAGTCGGCTCATTGGATTCCAGCACGTCATAAACACCCAGAGTGGGACGCTCAACGCGAACAAAGGGCTCCCAATGTGCGGGGATTGAACCAAAAGCATTTAACAAATTATCCTCAAATGCTGGGTGGTTAATGGTTTGGCCATCAATAATTTCAATATACAAGTTCATTTGTTTTGCCTATGACATTCCAACATTAGTTGATGGGAAAGACCTAGTGCATCCCGGCCAAATAATCCTAACAACTCCATGTCCACCTCTGCCAAGATTGCTCGGGCCCACGCCCCCGCCACCAAAACGGGCAGCTCTACCAGGGGTCCCAGCGGCAAAGCTAATGCCTGTTTCGCCACAAGAACCGCCGGTGCCGCGAGTGCCATATCCACCGCTTGAGCCACTGCCCGCGCCCCCAGAACCACTAGAGCCTTGGCCAAACATGCCAACCCCGCCGCCTGGGCCGCCATAACCACCAGATCCGCCTGTACCGCCACCACCACCAGCGCCGCCGCTACCAGAAAAGCCAGCATTTGCGCCAGAAGAACTATATGTTGCCGCATTTCCGCCGTTGCCTGCGTAACCGCCCGCACCACCACCAGCGCCATACCCACCGCCAGTGTTATTTTCGCCGCTACCTCCGTTGCCCCCGCCATCACCCGTGTATGTACCGCCAACACCACTAGCGCCGGCGCCACCGCCTTTTACAACGCTTGTAGAGCAAAAATAAGAATCTGCGCCGTTGGAACCAACAACAACTGTGTATGAGTTGCCCGGAACAACCGTAAGGTTATTTTTGTAACCCAAACCTCCGCCGCCGCCGCCGTAAGGTGAAGAGCCGTTCGCGCCACCACCAACAGCCACAACAGATACTTTTGTTACTCCGGCTGGCGCAACCCATGTATAGGTGCCTGGATTTAGATACTGACGCTCTCCGTAAGGGGTATAACAAAAACCAATATTTGTTGACGGGAAGCTGCGCGTGTTGCCGGGCCACACAATTCTGACAATTCCTCCAATTCCAACCACACCGTTTCCGCTGTAACTTGGAGCGCCAGCACCCGAACCCCATAGGCCAGGCATTCCTCCACAAATAAAACCTAGAGAGCCATTAGAGCCACCACCGCCGCCAGAACTACCGCCAACACCGCCAGCGCCATTAGAGCCTTGCCCAAAAACATTAACCCCACCGCCCGAGCCGCCATATTGCGTAAAACATACAGAGTAGCCACCACCACCACCGCCACCACCAGAACCCGCTGCTCCATTACCACTATTGGAGCCAGCGCCGCCACTTCCAGAATAACCGCCGGCGCCACCGCCGCCCGTTCCGCGAGTGCAAGTTACGCCGCCATAGCCGCCACCACTGGCACCCAATCCTCCATTTCCGCCGCCATCGCCAGTGTATGTTCCTGCAGAGCCTCTGGTATAGAGATAACCAGAACCGCCGCCACCGCCTTTTACGACGCCGACAGCACAAAAATAAGAGTTACCACCAGACCCACCACTTGTATTTGCTGGACCTGCCGCGCCTACAACAACTGTGTAGCTGTTTCCGGGTACGACGGTGATGTTATTTTTGTAACCCAAGCCGCCGCCCGCACCGCCCGCTGCACCATACCAGGTACCACAAATAATGCTTGGACCATTACCGCTGCCGCCACCACCACCAACAGCGACAACAGAAACTGAAGTCACTCCAGCAGGGGCAACCCATGTATACGATCCGGGAACTACGTAACCTTGTTGGCCCGAAATTGCAACTACCAAACCCCCAAACCCAAACCCTCTAGCTGATGCTGCTCCACGAGTACCGAGTAACGGCATGGTTTACTCCTTAGGCGAACTTGGTCTGCGAAGCAAAGATGGTGAACGCAGCGCTACCCGTCTTCACGATCACATACGAGTACACGTCAATGCTCGATGCGTTACCAGCCGACCATGCAGTACCACCTTGGTACTTCGGGGTGACGGCAGAGCCATCAACCTGCACTACGTTGTTGTAGTAAGCAGTAGCGCCTTGGGTAACAAGGAACGCAACGGTCAAAGACTCACCGGTAGCCATGAGCGTATTCAGCGAAGTACCCGACGAGCCACGGAAGTTAACGGTCCAGTTGGCCGAAGCGTTGGTTGTGTAGTACAGAACCGCCTGGGTGGTTACGTCGTAGTTGATCGTGCCAGTAGCAGCCGTAGCCGAGATGGTTGCTGTTTCCAGAACGTCGGCAATCTTCATGCCTGCAATGCTGGACGTGCCAACAGCGGTGAGCTTTTGTGCAATCGTGGTGTTACCCGACGTCAGTGTGATCGCCGTAGTGCCAGCACTCTGCAAGCCCAAGCTACCTGAAGCATCAGCCGTGACGACTGCGCCGCCTACGATTGTGTCCGCATTTACTGTGGTGACCATGTCTTACTCCAAGGCTTGAATTTTTGCAGTTAGGGCCGCGAGTTCAGCCATAAGTTGTTCTTTGGTGGGAGCTGGTGCAGGCTGTACTTGCGCAGCGGCCGATTCCATTGCATCCCATTCAGCTTCTTCTTCAGCGGTAAACGGAACCGGGCCGTCTACAGTCATATGATGTCGTGCCATGATTTAATCCTTAGCTGTTAGAAATACCGTACAAACGGAATGTGCCGCGAATAATATTTCCGGAGTCTTGAAAAAACCTCACGCCAGTAAGAGCGGCCGTATTGTCATTATACCCACCACCACTAAATAGAGCGGCCCCGCCCGCAGAGGCTTGATAAGAGCCAGTCCAATTCAAATTTTTGTTTATTGATGTGCTTGATGGATTATTTATGTACAAAACAAATGAAAGATTTGCAGTAGAATTTGAAGCAACCACAATAGCCGCACTGGTGAAGATAATTCGACTTGTGGCGTTTGAGTTTGTAACCGCCGTAGAGCCGGCGCTTGTTGTTAATACTTGAGCATAATATGATGCAGAAGAATAAGAGCCGCCAAGTTTCAAACGAACTTGAAAATAAGGGGAAGCTGTTCCATCATTTCCTATCCCGCTGCCCAATATTACGTATGTGTCATATGTAGAGCTAAATGTTGTTTCTATATCCACCGTCGCGCTGTTACTAGCGGTGACAGTTGAAAGCAACGTCATAGCACCCGCGCTAGGCGTTGCCCAAGTCGGCGCAGAAGAACCAGCCGAAGTCAAAACCTGTCCAGATGAACCAGCTGCTGTAGATGCATAGTTGGTGCCGTCGCCATAGACGACGCCGCCTGCTGTGGGTGTGTTATTGCCTACGATGGTTACTGGCATGATTTACTCCGCTTTATTAATTATTGCCGTTGATGTCTCTCTGTCTAGATCCAAAATCCCATAGCAGCAGACATTCCAATCTTCACTGTTGTTTTCTTTCTCACTAAACGAATCTACGTTTAGCTTGAAGTTTTTGACCAAATACTCTTTATCACCTTCAAATACACGCCACACGTGGTCCATTGTTCCACGCCCTGGCTGGCCCCTACTCTTGTTGTATCGGATTCGGTACTTGTTCATACGATCTCCGCAGCGGGTGCTTGGCACATCATCGGAGCCATCTGAGCCGAGAGGTTAAAGTGAACAAACTTGATTGGCTTATCAGAACCATGCCGGGTGAAAGCATGGGCAAGCCACGCGTTTGAAAAGATCAGCAGGCCAGGCTTCGGCTCAAAGTTAATGATCTTGCTTGCCACTGTTGCTTGCGATGGGTCTTGCTCCGGCAGGTCAATCTGCACCTTGCCAGCTCGCGGGTCATGGAACAGAACCTTCGATGAACCTTCCGGCACTTCCAAGAAGTAGAACCCCACAATCTGTGCGCCGTAGCCATGAGTGTGCTGCTCCATAGCAGAGTGCTTGTAGTGCTCTTGCGTCCACATCTCAGTGAACGACATCACAAAGTTCTGCATGGCATAGCCTTGCTCGCTCATGATGTTCCATGCGGTCGAGCCAACAAACTCCGTGAACTCTGCAACGCGCGGATCGTAAGCGTAGTTGTCGCTCATCATCACCGGATAAATTTCATCCAGCTGGCGCTCTTGATGTTGCTTTGCCAAGGACTCTTCCGACACTTCCATAACGGATGCCAGAAAGTCAGGTCTCTCAATCAAATAGATTGGGCAGGGGAAGTGGTAAGCAACGTCCAATTGAGTGTTCATATGCTTAGTTTGGGGTTGCGGGCCATTGAACTTCCCACGGAAAGCCAGCCTGTGTAGGAACGTCACGAAGAGCTTGTCGATAAGTTGCCCAAACGGCCTTATTTGTTTCAGGACTATCTGGTAACTGAGTGAAATCAGATTGGCGCAGCTTTGTGTCACGCTGCCAACGAACTTCTTGTTGCTTAGAATTATCGGCAGCAGCTTTTTCTTCATCAGACATAGCAACAACAGACCAAGTCTGACGCCAGACACCGCCTTCGTCTTTGACCGCATCAATCTCAACCACCTTTTCATACTTACCAGCGGTCGGTTGTGGCGAGAACTCATACATACCAAAACCAAACGGCTCAACAACATCTGCTGTCAGAATGGCCGGGAATGAGGTATTGGGAAACAGTTGACGGAAGTTTTCCTCAACAACCGCATAATTAACAGGCTTACCGTTTTCAATTTGAATAAGCATTTATAGATTTCCTGTGTTTGTTGATGGGAAACTACGAGTTGTACCAGGCCAAATGATTCGGACTGCGCCACAGCCGCCGGAGTAAAAATTACCGCATCCACCGCCGCCACCGCCGCCGTAGGCTCCGCCTGTAGAGTTAATGGACCTGCAAGCATTCCCTTGCCCAGCTTGTCCGTTAGCCCCCGACGAACCACCACCACCACCAGCACCGCCGGTTGAAGAGTTACTGGTGCCTCCAGCGCCATTAGACCCTTGGCCAAGAATACCAACACCGCCACCAGCGCCGCCGCCATAGTTGTTTGGGGCATTACCAACAGCCGCACCGTAGCCCCCGCCGCCGCCAGCACCGCCTGTTCCAGCCGCGCCATTACCACCAGTTGCAAAAGCCGCCCCTGCGCCGCCAGCACCAGCATAACCGCCTGCACCGCCACCGCCGCCAGTTCCATACCCGGCCGCACTACCGTTACCCCCATTACCCCCAGAGTATCCGGTGCCAGTAATTACAGTGCCACCGGCTCCGCCACCACCGCCGTACGTACCCGAGCCAGCAGCAACCAGATTCGTACAGCCCCTTCTAAACCTTGAAGACTCCGCAGTGCCACCACTAGTGTTGCCAGCAGCAACGCGAACAGAAATGGATTCTCCGGGCGTTACCGCTATATTGTTGGCGTATGCCAAAGCACCGCCGCCTCCGCCGCCACGAGGCAAACCACTCATGCAGCCCCTACTACCTGCGCCAACTGTTACGACCGACACAGATGTCACCCCAGCAGGAACAACCCATGTATAAGTTCCAGCAGTTGTATAGGCTTGTTGGCCTTGAACGATTGCGCCTGCGCTTGCGCCTGAACTAAACATAGCTACCCCTTACAGGTAATTTTGACCTGCGTTGGAACCCCACCAATAGGTGCCGTCAGCCGTGAATACAAACTTGTCACCCTTGCTTGCGGTGCTAGTAATCGTCGGAGCGGTACCACTCGGCCACTTAACCGATGCAGGCCAAGTCACAGTGCGCGAGCCAGTAGCATCTTGCAGTTGGAACAGGGTAAACGACTTACCAGCGGTGGCGGTCGGGAAGGTGTAGGTGCAGTTACCGGTCAGGGTCAGAATCTGCAGCGTGCCGTTGGCGATGTTAATCGTGTAAGCAGTGCTGGTATTAGCAGTGACCGTGGTTTCGGTGTAGCCCGTGATAGTCGGGTTTGAAAGAGTTGGCGTGGTTAGGGTGCTAGTCCACGTTGGCGAAGCAGCCGAACCACCAGATATAAGTATCTGACCAGAACTGCCATAGCTAGGAGATGAACCAACACCAATAGCACCCGTGGTAGCCAAAGTAACTGATGTGGTCGTGCCGTTGACCTGTAAAACCAAGTTACCCGTCGTATCACCAGTGTTAACTAGCGCGGTTCCAGATGTTGTTCCTGCAGCGATAGTGCTCATGTGATTTCCTTAAATGACAACCCAGCGTTGGCCGGATGAAACGGTAACTGTATAGCCGCTTGACACGGTCACAGGGCCGACAGTAAAGGCGTTTTGACCAGTGGGCACGGTGATGTTGGCGTTGACCGTATCGGTGTTATAAACCAGCGGACCGATAGAAACGCTTGGATTCTGCCAACTTGGCGCCCCACCAGATACCGTAAGCACTTGTCCGTTAGTACCAACAGCACTTAGGCCAGTACCGCCATTCGTGTAAGGCAGAACGCCCGTGACATCAGATGAAGCCAGGTTGATCGGGCCACCCGTAATCTTTACAAAGTCAGATCCATTCCATGCCACAAGCGCCTTATTGCCAGCCGTGACGGTAACACCAGTCGTCGGGCCAGATCCGCGGATCACAATTGACTGAGATCCACCAGTTTGGTTGATGACGATGTAAGCCTTTGACTGGGCCGGGGCGGTGATGTACCGAGTGGTAGTACCAGTAGCTGTCCACAAAATAACAGCGTTACGCGCCTGGTTGGTCGAGCCGTTGGTTGTGCTCAGCGTGACATCAACATCAGTGCTCAAAGTCGTCGTGCCAGCAACAGCCGAATCCAACAGGGTTGTGATTGAGTTGTTTACCGTGGTGCCCCACGTACCGTTCAAATCACCAGTAGTTGGTAGGGCAAGACCTAGCAGTGGAGTAAAGTTAGTAACGGCCATGTTTCGCCCTTTAGATAACTACCCAGCGCTGTCCGCTAGGCACAGTAAATGATGAACCGGAAGACACCGTAATCGGGCCAACACTAAACCCATTCTTGCCTGTTGTCAGCGTGAATGTTCCGGTAAACGTAGTGAAATTCTCAGTCACTGCGCTAGCAGCTGCAAATGATGCGTACGAAGCTGGGTAGGTCACAAAGACATCTTTGGTGCCGGCAGAAAAGTTAACCAACGATCCGCTATTGCTAGACGCCAATACAGTAGTACGCGCCAGCGTAGTGCCTGATGATGTGTAGGTACCAATCCCAACCTCCCACTCACTGCTGGTCTGACCGGCAATACAGTAGTAAGTCGTGTTGGCGTTACCAATCGCTGAAAACGACTGAAAGCCAGTGGCTGCGCCCAACAAAGTTACGGTGCCCGTACCTGTCGTGGTGGTTGTTTCTTTAACCCTATCTTTAACAACAAAGGCCATGGCGATTCCTTATACGTGCATTTCTACGTTCTGCCAGTCTGGAGTCTGTGCATTATCAATATCTTGCCATCCAGCGGTCTGGCTGTCGTCAATCAATGACCAGTAAATAACACCAAAACTACCCACTTGGCCGCGCGCTTGAACACCAGACAAGGCCACAGCTAGAACTTTAGCAACACTACCTGCCGCGCCTGTAGCCTGTACGCCAGACAATATGGTGCCACCAACAACAGAGCCGGCCTCTCCAGCAGCTTCTACGCCCGTCAGATCTACCGCTATAACAGGACCAACGTCGCCTACAAAGCCATTTGCAACAACACTATCTTCTGGCTCGTCCGTTGATGGAACAACAGTTCCAACTTCTCCGCTGGCAGAAACGCCCGTAATTGCTACTAGCTTGTCATAATCTACCGGGCCAACATTTCCTTCGGCAGACACCCCCGTCACAGCTACTGTGCTGTTTGCAGTGGGCGAATTTACAAACCCAGCTGCAATAACGCCGGTGATCTCTTCGGTATTGTTTGGCGATACGGTGCCCGCAAAACCATTGGCCTCAGTGCCAATCAACGGGAAAACATGCGGGCCAACACCAACGGTATCTACCGCACCGTTAGCAATTACTCCGTCTAGTTCTTTGGAAAGATTGGCTGTTACCGTGCCAACCTCACCATCGGCTGATACCCCTGTAAGCGCAATGCTGCGCTCTGCAACGGTTACATCACCAACCGCTCCGTCTGCCGGAACCCCTAACAAGAAAGCTGGGATTGCAAACTGAGTATTGCCTACCGCTCCATCAGCACTTACACCACTGATTGCAACAATAATGTTGGCAACCGGCTCTCCAATTAAGCCATCCGCATGAACTTCTGACAGCGTTGTGCCTGGGCCAACACCAATCCCACCAGGGGTGCCCAGTGCTTCAACGTTAAACAACTCAATCTGAGGATTGACGCCTGTGCTACCAACCGATCCCGCAGCAAAAACGCCAGTGATCGCAACATCCTGGGCTTGTGAAACATTGCCCGCAAACCCATTGGCAATAACACCGCTTAGTTCAACTGTCGCAGTGGGCGATACGGAGTTAACTGCTCCAGACGCCAGAACGCCGGAAACTGCCTGTGTATTGACTGGAGATACTGTGCCTACATCTCCCGATGCGGGAGTTCCAGTTATTGCCAACAAGCGAGGAGCGTCGGCAATAGTACCAACTGCACCTGAAGCGGTTACACCAGACAGGGCAACCGTATGTGCTGGTGTGACTGTGCCAACACCACCCGACGCAGCCGCACCTGATACGGCCTGCGCGGGGATAACACTACCTACCGACCCAGAAGCCGATACGCCCGTTAGGGCGACAACAACCGTCTGCCCCGCAAGCGAGGCAAATGGCGCTTCGGAGAAGGCGGAGATGCCGAACATTGGCTACACGGCGGGTTAACCGCCGCCCCTATTAGGTTGTAGCCAGGCGCAGCAACGCGGTCGAAGTCGTATTTGCAGGCATAGTCAGAGTGAACGTACCAGCGGTAATGGTCTGCGAACCGAAGGTATGAACGCTCACTGCCTTGTTAGTCTGCGTCGAGTTGTAGATCAACACACAGTCAAAAGCGGTCGACAAAGTAACGTTGGTATACGTAATCGATGCCGATGCTGTCCAGTAGGCAGTGCCAGCCGTTGCCGACGTGTTGGTCGATGCGGGCGGGGTAGCGTTGGTCACCGTTACACCACCAGCGGTGTAGTTGGTACCGGTCACTTCACCAGTCGACGAGTACACGGTGGTCGATGCGTTGATCGTAGCGCTAGCCAGATACAGAGCTGCTTTGAAGGTATCAGCTGCCGAGGTGCCGCGAGTGGGTGCAGTGCCAAAGTTATGCGTTGCTGTCATCAGCTCCGACATAAACGAAGTACACATTGATTGGGTATTGGCCACAGTAGCCTCCTTTAATTAAATGATGCTGCTTCAGCACCAGCAAAAGCTGGGGACTGCTTCAGTTGAACGTGTGCCGAACGGTGAACAAGTTCGCCTTCGTGCCAATACTCAACCCACGTCGTGTATTCGTTGTCATTGTCTACAAACCCCGTCTTTTTCTCAAGAAGGGATTCTTCCATTTCACCTTTGGTGGTGGTAACAAGTGCCATTACGCGATCCTTATGATTGCCGAGGTGTCTGTTGCTGCCGGGAACTGCACTTCAAACGTCGTCGTTGAAGTCTTATCTGCGCCAAAGTCCAGCACGCATACAGTCTTATTCCCATTCGTTACGTCATAAATAAGCGCGCCACGTGCCGTCAGCGACGCAGTCCATGAGACGTTGCTGAATGAGATGTATGCGATGTTGCCAGAGTCGCCTGTTGTCGGCGTAACGCTAACCGTTAACGCGTTACCACCAGCTGTATAGCCACTACCAGTGACTTCATTGTCAGTGGTGTACGTGCTGGTGTTTTCATTGAGCGTCGCGCTGCCGGTGTACAAGGCGATCTTGAACGCATCAGTCGTAAAGTTGTACGAGCCATTCATCAGGCCCGTCTTGAATTGATTGGTAGCGGTCTGAGTCAATGCCATCTTAGGTCACCGGCTGACGATACTGACCAGAACGATAGGCATCTTGACGCTCCATGCCATCGCCAAGACGCTTAGCTAGGGCAAGCGCTTCTTTGTACTTGGCATCATAAAACGCCATCACATCCTGCTCGCCCTTCATGTACGTGTACGCCTCAACCAAACAGCCGTACAGCAGAACGGTATCAAAGTTATCCCCAAGCCACGTCGTTCCAGCGGTCGTGATTGATTCGGGATAGTAGTAATAGTGCAGCTCTACGTTGTAGTTGGCATCCGGGGTCGGGCCCATGATGAACGTCAGCTCAGTGGTAATCGTGGCGCCGCTGATCGTTGGACCAAACAATGCGTAGTACTTAGGCAAGCCGGTATCGTCTGGTTGCGGATAAGCCTGGCGGATGTAGTTCACATCCTTGTTCAACAGGTACTCGTAAGTGCCTGTATCCAAATCCCCACCAACCACACCAGAGACTACAGCCAATGAATACACAGCCAGAAAGTCATTAGGAGCAGACAAATACTTGTTACCAGACACCATCACGCCCTTCATGTTTTTACGCAATGAAGGGAACTGAACGTTGTTGTAGATGCGCTGCTCTGCCTGACGAATGAACCGATTGATCTGCTCAGTCGTTGTGTCCGTGCTTGAATCGGCAAGCGTGAACGCCGGAAAGTTGTTTTCCGTGTAGGACTGAATGGAATCAAACAGCTCTGTGTAGTTCACGCCATCGGTCCCCGAGCCCTGGTGCCCTTGGTAGCAGCGCCAGTGCCACGAATCTTAATGCCATCGTTTTCTTTGTACGGATCGGGGTTATAGCCATCACGGGTGATATTGCCTACCGACATATTCACTTTATCTGCCTTGGTCGGTTCTGCGCTATATCCATTGCCAAGATGAACGCTACCGCCGGTCATAGTGTGCGGTTCAGCATAGACTTCGGCAGAGCCGACTTCCTTGCCACCTTTCTTCATACTGAATTTAGCCATTATCGACTCCGCGACGATGTGCGTTGGTTCATGACCTTAGCCATACCGCGACCCAAACGCTTCATTTCTTCGTTAGTCTTGCCGCCCTTGCGCAGCTTGAGCACAGTACCCTTGCTACCCTTGTGCTCTTGCGCATCATGCTGCTTGAAAGCCTTTTTGATCAGGGCTTTGTCTTGCTTCAGATCTGATTTGTCCATGGTTGACTCCTAAGTCGTGACTACCGTTACTGTACCGATTTGCACGCCCAACACCAAATAGTTAGGAGTCAAGCCCGCGTCATTGGCTCTTGATCCGCCAACAGGATTCCATCCCCACTGGATAATTCTACTGCCTTCACCAGAATATCCAACGGCATTCGGTCCGGTGCCACCGTTTAGCGCAATCTGCAAACCAGTTGTACCAGACTGGTAATAGCTAGTATCAGGTCTAGGCTCACGCACAGCTTGCGGGTCATAGACCGGATACATACCAAGCTGCAGCTGCGGTTGATCGGGATTCCAACATTCTGGACAGGCCTTGATGCTTACCAGCTTGGTCTTGATGGTCAGCTTGCGGAGCTGCTTTAGTTGGTAGCGTTGGCCACAAATATCACATTCCGCAATAGCGTATTTGCCAGAAGCATATTTCGGACCTGCCATATCACACCTTTGCTGGCTTTGCCATTGTTTTCATACTGGCACGAATATCTTTCAAAAATTGACGCAGTGCCAATCGAGCTTGCATAACTTCATCCGGTATAGGATTGTTAACATTCCCATATTTTTTGCCGTTTGGGCCATACATTGGATACTTTAAAGCGGCACTTACTTGTTCTTTTTTAACAACAACATAGGGCTCAATGGTTTGCAAAAACTGCAAAGCCGCTTCATTACGAACAGTCCATCTGTGTTGTACAGCCCATCGCCTTCCAGATGGCGTCTTGTGTTCAGCAGTAGTAATGCCACCACCAAAACGCTCTAAAAACAACTGCAAACAAGGCAGACTTGTTTGAGTTACGTTGGCATGCAGACTGGCTCTAAAACCGTGCCTACATGCTTTTTCTTTTGACATCTCCACAATGACGCAGCCTTCTCCATCAAAAAATCCAGCGGCCCATGCCAAAAAGAGTTTGTCTTCCATGATTAGCTATAGAACAGAACGCGTGGCACATACCGGCTATTGGCTTTCTCCCGGTCTTCATCAGCAGCCAGCTGGAACTGCTGTTCATAGTCAGCTTTAAGCATGGCAATCCGGTTAGGATCCATGTCCGGCAGCTTCAATGACATCTTGTAAGCCAAGCCCGCGACCATGCACTCCAAGAAACGGAAAGGGATGTCTTGGGTTCTTACGCCAGTCCCAGTGTCTTGAATCCGACGCATGCGCCAGTAGACAAACATGTAGAACGGATTACCAATCGAACCCTGGTTAGGCACCGGCCAAATGTTGATGTTGGGCGGACGAGCCACATAGACCGCTGTGCCAATCGTGTGGATAGCAGGAATCGTGTTCTGCTGACCACGCCCACAGTAACTAATATAACCAGTTGTTGAACTCGGGCTAGGTTGGGTCAACTGGCTATAGCTGATAATTTCGTTATCAAGCTTGATAAAACCCGCAGCGCCAATCTGGGTTACGTCATCCAGATAGATGGTCGTATCGGTGGTACTAACTTGTTGAGTGCTTACCAATGCCGTCGTGGCGTTGGTCTCACCCGACTGACGATTGATCCACACTTGGATCGGTCGACCCTGCGCATACTTGTTAGGGATGGTCGAGTAAGTCGACTCGCTGATGCGGTTGATATTGATGTCAACTTGAGTGGTCCCAACACCAGCATTAGTGCGGGTCACTTGGTCCAACAGGTCGATCGTATCGTTCGGCAAAGCGTAGATGACCTGATTCGGGTACAGCGGGATCTGCCCCTCTTCAATCGTCCACAAGTTGATACCACGGTTGGCCCACTCAATTGTCAACAGGTTCAAGCTGCGGCGAGCTGTACGGAAGTTATAGCCCGTACGCAGCTCTTGGCCGCAACGCTCAAATGCCTCTTCAATCAGGTCATTGACGTCTAAGTTAAAAACTGAGGTGCCAGTGGTGCTCATTTGCCTACTTTCCTATACGG